CGGTCAGAGCGCAGGCGGCGGCTGACAGAACGGGCGCGAGGTCGAGACGCGACCCGGGTGCCCCAGCGGGGCGTGGTGGCAACGGTTGGTCGCCAGGCGGGGGTGTAGCACACCCGCGGTTAATTTCAACACCCGCTAAGCCCGAAGCGGCTACCTTACTAACCATTTTTGGTAATTCAGGCGCATTGCTACGATAGGCAAGATTGCGTGGGTGGTGGTGTTTCACTGCGGCGGGTTTTCGCTGCATGTACTTCTTGTTGCCGCCGTTGAGCCCCAGACGATAGAAGTTGGGGTACGTACCCAAGTTCATTAGGGGAGCCCGATAGCAGTTAGCTGGAAAAGGAACAATGTTCTTCTTGCTATCTTGGTACCCCCAGTCCTCAGCCCTGGTCCCGGTCGGCGTGACGTCAGCGAGACGCGAACAACAGTCGATGATGACACGCTTTCCACCTATGTTGACATAGGGAAAAGGGTGCCCAGAGCTAGTGCGCGCGACGTGCTCATCAGGGAACTTGGGCAAAGTTATCTGAGGGAGGAAGGCCCGGAGGACGGTTGAATCGGTGACGAAGACATAGCCACCGGTCTTCACGGCGCGGAACACACCGTAAAGGCCCATCGCGGATCGCGGCGCTTTGGCGTCGACGTAGTTTGCGACGTCGACGTTCCTGGCGATGCTATAGCCAATGGGCAAATGCGGGATCGCGTCAAACGGTGCGGGCGGTTCCTCTTCGGCGTCGCTGTCGTCGGCGATGTCGATCCTGCAATCCATGCTCTCGTCGCGTTTTTGTTCGTCAACGTCGGGCTTAATGGCAGGCTCATCATCAAGCTCGTCGCATGTTCCCGTCTCATACCCGAGCGCGAGTATGGCGGCGCTGGCGCGCGCCTTGCAAGCCGCCGACGCGGTGAGCGTGACGCTGCAGTCGGAGTCACTATCATCTGGTTCGCTGCTAGGTGGAGCAGTGGGGCTTGTACGGAGCAGCACGTTCGGGCTCGTGTTGGACGGTGAGCTGGTGACTATCGCGCACGAGGGCTTGAGTTCCACGCTCCAGCCGGGGGGGGCGGACTCCGGCCAGTCAAGATAGAAGGCGGGGTCGACGCCGGTCGTAGTCAGTGGAACGTCGGGGACTCGTTCCAGGAAGACGAGATCGTCCAACTTAGGAGGCGACTTGTGCGCA